TACCTTATAGTCATATTTTAGATCATAAGACATGGATGACTGCACAACTTGAAGCAATTCCTTACGGTGAATATGATTATTCTTCCGCTATTTCATTAGAATCAGGAAGAAATATGACACAAAATGAAATATCAGGAGAACCGGCGTTTAGTTTTTATTTTACCTCATGGAGTGGGACAACTGGAAATTTGTTTGGCAGCCCTGTTGATTGGAATGATTTTCATCCTTGGACACAATACCATGCAACAGCAATAAATAGACTACCAGTTTATAGAATAGTTGGTCCTTCTCCATCAACAAGTTCTGCTCCTTCATATTATTATTTTGAGGCTACTGGATCAGGCGATAATATTAGGAAACCTATATATCTTTCAGGAACTCAAATATCTTGGGCTGCAAATGTGACATATATTGTTGATAAAATATATTATTCAGATGTGGAATATCAGCATTTATTAAGAGCATTTGAATATACACCAAGATTAGATGATCAATGGGCACAAGGTGGATGGAATGGTGATATAATTACTGCAACTAAATTACAATTTCACATTGCACCACCATTAGGTGCAATAATTAAAATTAGAGTTTATTAAAATGGAGTTATTATGATGACTTATGAATTACTTGAAAAGGTTTTAGAAGATGAAATAACTAAAACTGAAAGATATATAAAAGAAATGAAATCCAAAAAATCATTAGATGTGAAAGAGATAATTTTACCTGAAAAATTAAAGTGCTATATAGAAGGTATAAAATATTCTTTAGATACATTATATCATGTTCGTGAACACTATGAAAAACTAAATGATAGTAGGTATTGATTATTCATTAACAAGCCCAGCAATAACTATACATTATGGAACCGAATGGAATTGTAATAATATTAACCACTATTGTATTGCTAATAATAATAACCAAAGGCAAAGGTGGTCCGCCATTCAAAATGTAAATGTTTCTTTATATCCAAAATATAATGATGAGTTGGAAAGATATGAAGCATTAGCTGAATGGGTTATTGATAATGTGGTAACACCATTTAAAAGACCAGATTTTGTTGTTCTAGAAGATTATGCATATGCAGCAACTGGTAGGGTTTTTAACATTGCAGAAAATGTTGCTATTTTAAAATATAAATTAAAAAAATGGGGAATAAAATATCATTTAGTTGCACCAACAGTAATCAAAAAGTTTGCTACTGATAAAGGAAATGCTAATAAAGAACTTATGTATGAAAATTTTTGTAAAGAAACAAACACAAATATAAACTTGACATTATCACCAAAGTCTGATAAGATAGGAAATCCAACATCAGATATTGTTGATTCTTATTATATTTGTAAATATGGTCAAAAAAACTTGACTTTTACATAAAGGTATAGTAAAATGATTAAAAAGTATAAAGATCCAGTGTTTGATTGTCTGTATAATACAGTTGAAGAATTGGGTGAATCTTCAGAAAAAACTTTTCCTGAAGATACTTTATGGACTAATGCTGATTTAATTTTAAAATCAACAGATAATATTGTAATTAAGTTTTCTATAACAAAAGATGAATATGGAAGAGTTGAAGGTAAAGTGGGAACTTTTAGAATTCATGAAGATGGTAGAGTAGAAAATATGCAATTAGATGAAATTTTTAACAAAAAAATCGAAGAAGAAATTACAAAATTAACCGAAGAAGGCCCACCAGAAGATTATTTAATGAATTAAAATGGCAAATCCTCTAACTGATAAAAAAGAATTTAAAAGGTGGCAGGATGCAATATTAGAACCGCCTGAGTGGATATTGAAGAAAGAAAAAGACATGACAGTTAAAGTAGAATTGAGTGAACCATATATGGGTAAACATGATGAAAGAAAAAATGTATTTGTCAAACTTGTAGACAAAAAAGCTAGTGCTAAATATGGTACTGTTTATGTTGTCCAAGATAAGGATGGTAGGAAGGGAATGTTTTTTAATTTTACATATAAACAAATAGAACCAAGAATTAAAGACATTGAATTAAATGATTGTTTTTTAATGACCGCAACTTGTAAACATAGTCAAAGTAGTTATGATGGTCAAGAACAAACTTATTTCAATAGAGTTAAAATTTTAAAAAATACTGGTAGTGTTGAAAAACCTAATGTATATGAGAATGGATTATGAGTGAAAAACCAAAATTAGTTGTTATTGAAGGTGGAAAAATGGACAATGAGTTAATTGATCCTAAAGCAAATGGTGGAACAGAAATACAAGCAAGAAGAGTATTTTCTGAATTTCCAGATTTAGTTGATAGATTTAATTGGGTTTTGTCTTATCCAAAGATTGACTTAGATCCAAATAAACCATCTTTGTTGTGGATGCATGAAACTCCTTTTGATCAAGGCATTCAGCAACAATTTCAAAAGCCTGATTATTGGAAACAATATACCAAAATTATATTTGTTTCCTATTGGCAACAACAAATGTTTCATATATTATATGGTGTTCCTTATGAAAACTCAATTGTTATTCAAAATAGTATTGATCCAATTCTTGTTTCCGAAAAACCAAAAATAGATAAAAATAATCCTATAAAATTAATATATGCTTCTAGTCCAAATAGAGGTTTAGATATTCTTCTTAATGTTGTGGAAAGTGAAGAGTTCAAAGATATAGATTTTGAATTGTCTGTTTATTCATCATTCAAACTATATAATAGAAAAAGTAATGATATTCAATTTGAAAATTTATTTGATAGATGTAAAAAACATGAAAAAATTAAATATTATGGTACAAGATCAAATGAAGAAATTAAAGAGGCAATGTCCAATTCACATATTATGACATATCCAAATAGTTATGCAGAAACATCATGTATAACTGCTATGGAAGCTATGAGTGGTGGTTGTCTAATTGTCTGTCCAAAATATGGAGCTTTACCTGAGACAACTTCTGAATTTTCTTGGTCATATAATTTTGAATCAGATAAAATGAGACATGAAACAATATTTAAATATGTTTTGATGGAAGCAATTAAAAATTATGACCAAAATAATGTAAAACAGATGTTAAAATTACAAAAGGTATTTTGTGATACATTTTATCACTGGAATACAAAACTTTCAATTTGGGAACAAATGTTGACTGCATTACATTCACAATATAATGAAGATCCTCAAACGCCTACACCGGAGGCGGTCTGATGTCCTACTCAAGATGGTTATATTCTGACTTTTATACATATTGGTGCAGTTCCAAGGCCACTGATATTAATGAAGAATTATTTGCACTCCACGAAAAACTTGACAATGAGATCATGATAAGGTATGATGATGCCTGTAAGATGATTGAAGACAAAGAGTTCTTCATGGATTATCTTCAAGATGTAATTCGCGATGAGGCGGATTATCATGAATTGGTTTCATATTTAATACGATGGACGCAAGATGTCAAAGACCACTATGAAAAGAAAGAAGGAAACACCTGAACAAGTAGCAGAACGCATGGCTAAGTTGAGAGCCAAACGCAAACCCGCTCAATATAAGAACATCCACCCAACTGTTCTCGCACTCCCAGATGATCATAACTATTCTTTTAAAAATATAAAAGAATGGATTAAAGAAGCAAAAGATCAAGTGTCTGCATTTAATAAGACTGCGAGAAGTCGTGGTTTGACTCCACAAGAGAAACAAAAGGCATCCAATGCAGCAGATAATAAAAAAGCATATATTAGGTATATGGAACATTATCTAAAGCATGGTGATTGGATTAGTGAGTATTCTGGCAAGAATGAGGAACATAGAGTGATTGCAAGGTGTGTTGCTATGGCATATGATTCCAATGGTAATCCAAAAAGAACAGTAGGTGTTTACTATCCAGACATTCATGCGGTGTGGACAAGAGAAATGGAGAGACAACCTATACAAAGCGATATTGCGATAACTGATAAACAATTTACATCAAAATGATTTTAGTTGATTACAGTCAGGTTTTTATTGGCGCATTTATGCAAGTAGTTAAGAACTACAAACCTGATGAAGACTTAGTGCGTCACATAGTATTGAATACTATCAGAAACTATAAGAAACAATATAAAGATTATGGTGACATAGTTTTATGTTGTGATAGTTATAACACTTGGAGAAAACAATTCTTCCCACAATACAAAGCTCCTAGAAAGATGAAGCGGGCTAAGGATGAAGAAAACTATGTATCTGGTGATTCTTCATTTTCTTGGGAAGATTTATTCACTTCACTAAATAAGGTCAGAGATGAGATAAAAAATCATTTACCTTATGTTGTCATGCATATTGAAGAATGCGAAGCTGATGATATT